GCTGGCTTCCGTTTTCCCGCCATTCCACAACCAATTTTTATATGCGTTTGCGCCGGAGATTCCGCCTTTTGCGTTTGCGTCAAAAGTGCTAAGCATGTCTCGCGGAAGACTAGATCTAATGATCTCCAGAATACTTGCCTGATCTTTGATCGGTTTGTCATAGTCCAGCATCTTGGCGATCTGGTCGTCGGGCAGGTCTCCTTTGTACATATATGATGGCGGCCTATTGCCATCGAATTCTTTGATTCTTGCCAGCAACGCGGATGAATTCTGGAATGCGCTGGGGTTATTCTCAATCATTCCAGCCAATGCTTGAACGTCGCCGCCAGTGTACTTTCTTGCATTTAAAACAATAATAGAGTCGTTAATGCTTGACTCTCCAATTCTTGCCGAGCCAGTCCTAAGCCCCGGCTTTGCCGCAAGCATTGAATATGTGCGCGCCACCTCTGGGCTTTCAGCGAAATATAGCCCGTGCCCATACGCCTGCGTTCCCTCACCCGTGCCAATCTTGCTGGCGTCGAACCTGTCGAACTTGTGCGGCGAACCGTGCCACACGATGACCCCAGATTGATTTCTTGCATAACCCTTTGGGATAGCGCCGCCGGCCTGATTGCCAAGCAACCCCATTGCCGGAAACGCAGCATTTAGCGCAAAGCGCCCTGCGTCATACCCAGAGCCGCTGCCCAGCAGTCCAAGTTTCCCCAACAGGACATCGCCGGGCGACGCCGCTTTGCCGGTAACTGCCCGCAGCGCAGCGCCGACGGGGCTTTGCATGTTATTGATGCCGGACTGCACCGCATCGGCAATCCCGACAGGCGTGGCATCTAAAAGCCCGCGCAAAGCGCCAAGCCCTAACTGGCGGCGGCTTGTCTGCGGGACATAGTTTGGCGACATAACCGAGCCGGCCATGGGATCGGCTGGCACATCACCAGGCGCTGCACGCCGCAGAAGTTGTTCTAGCCACCCCATATCAAACCTCCATTAGCTCGCCACGAAACTCGACCACACCCTCTTCCACCACGTTGACCACCTCCGGCCACAGCAGTCGGCCACCGCGCCACGTCATCACCACAAACCCTGAGCGCCAATCCGCTGGCGAATCCTCCCGGTACATGAACGCCGGCCAATCCGGTTCAGCCAGCATTCCCGTGTCGACGCCAAATGCGGTGCGCTTGTCTGCGTATGCCGAAATAGGCATAACTTTCAGGCTGTGCAGGTGGCCGGTGACAAAATTTAGGCCGAGTGCGTTTTTTACATTGTTAGCAGGGGCAAACATTCCCCCGCGAAACCTGTGCTTGATAACCGTGTTGTCGTTGACCCGCAGGCTCCAGCAGAATTGCCACTCTGGAAACAGCGTGCGCAAGTCCAGGCCGGGCATGTCTGCAAGCTGCGGGGCTTGGGTGGCCAGGTAGGTATGCAGCCGGATGTCGTGGTTGCCCAACGTCCAGATGCGCAGCGCACCCTTGGATAACTCGGCAATCTCCGTCAGCCGCTCCTGGCATGCGCGCAGCTCTGCAGCAGGTGTGTGCGGCTTCTCGCCAAACATCGGCGGGTGGCGGCTGATGCTTGCGCCGTCCAGCGCATCGCCGTTGCACACCACCAGCGCGGGGCGCAACTCGGGCAGCAACTTCAGCAGGGCACGGTTAGCAGTTGAGATACAGTCTGGCTGAAAGTGGGCGTCGCTGAAGATCACCGCACGGCCATCGGTAATGGTTGTGCCGATGCGCCCGATGCTGCGCTCCACCATTGCCCGCGTGGGCACGCCCTGCGCGTCCTTTGCATGCTTGGCAGGGGCAACGCCTACCGCACGCATGCGGGTCACCATTGCTCGCGCGGAGATGCCAAACCTGGCCGCCAGTTTGGCTGGACTTTTTGTCTCGCGCAGAGCCTCTAGCAACTGCTCATCCGTAAATTTGCGCGCAACCATTAGGCACCCATCTCGCCCGCAGGCTCTAGCACTTCAATCGTCTCAATCATCCCGGTGGGAATCTCGGTGACATGCGCGTGGCCGCCATCGGTGAGCGTGGCCACCACCTGGCACCAGTTCTCATCCAGGTGCACAAGCCAGCCCACAGTGAGGCAGATGTGCATGGCCTTGCCTTTGGGCGGCTTGGGTTGCTGGCCTTCTTGCCAGTGCGGGGATGTCGACATTGCTGCGTCCGTCCACTTCACCCGCACCATCACCGCAGGCTTAGATCCGCTTTTTTTCCTCTTGCTCGTAGTCACGCGCACAGAACTCCAAAAGCTCAGAAACCCGCAGCAAAGCGGAGCCAGCTCGCAACGCGGTAATCCGCATGCCAATGGGCACCGGGCCGTCGCAAGCCACTTGAATGTCGAACGTCGGCCCTTGCGCTTGGGCCGGAACCATCGCAGCCACAAACGCAAAAGCGGCTTTCATGGCTGATCGCTAATGGGCGTTGCGCCCAGCCCTCTGGAGCGGCTTGTAGTGAACGAGGAGCCGAGCCAGAAGCCCGCCACAGCGCCCAGGACGCCAGTCACCACACTGCTGGCAATGGCTGCGCGCAGCTCACTGGTGAACCCATCCCCGCCCGTCAGTACCGCGTACACGGTGCCGTAGAGAAGCGGCAGCAGGGCAAGGCTGATCCAGAAGGCCGGCATGCGGATAAAGCTGGCTCCGTCCGCCGCGGTCTTTGCGGAGAACTCCCGTGCAGCGCTGATGCCGCCACCAATCTCTTGCAGCTCGTACCAGATGGCCTGCACGGCTTCCGTCGCCTGCTTGCGCATCTGCGGATCGGCCTGCACGGTTTCAACAGCGGCCTGCAGGTTGGCCGTATTGGTGGCCGCAATCACTGTCTCGGCAACCTTCTGCGCGATGGCCGCAGTCTTATCTGTTCGCGGCCCAGATCCAAACAGCTTGGCGATCTCGGGAATCGCAGAGATAAGGCTCGGCATGAGCGCCGCGACGATTGGGGCCATGGGTTTGTCCGTATGGATTGCAGCGACGGGCTGCATGGATGGGAAGTCGCCAACATCCGGCACGCTGGCGGGTGGCGTATTAACGGCGGGCGTTATATCCGTTTGGATAAACAGCGCACGCTCTGCGGCACGCCTGCGCACTAAGCCGGGCAGTTGCTTGCCAGCGGCATACGTCCAGCGTGCAAACTGCTCGGCAGCACCCGCGTAGTTGTGGGCATTCAGCAGGCGCAGCAAGGTGGACTTGCGCAGGGCTTCCGCGCCCAGGTTGTAGGCGAAGCTGACAAGCGCGGCAAACTGGTTGGAGTTGAGCGGCACCCGCACCATGCGCTCGACATCGCGCTCGAAAGCCCGTAGATCACTGCGCAGATACTCTTCTGCCTGCTCTGCGGTGCACTGATCGCCCATCTGCACCTTACGCCCCGTGGGGTACACGGTGGTGCCGTAGCCAATGGTTGGAACGCCTGCTGGGCACCGATACGCGCGCAGCCGCAGCCCCTCGAACTCTTTTATAAGTTCGACGCCGGCCTGGTTGGTGAACATCGGCTACTTAATGAACTTGGCACCAAACTGCGCGAGCGTAAATAGCACTAACGCAGCAAGCCACACGCCGACGCCACGGTTTATCCACTGGTCAACCTTGCGATCGGTTTTGACAATGGCCGCTTCGTTGACTGCGATTTTCGTCTCGCAGGCACCGATGCGCTCACCTTGTGTCGTCTGGCGCTCTTCGATCAGCACCAAGCGCATTACCGCGTCGGTGAGTTTGTCTACCTTGGCTTCCAAGCGCAGGAAATCGGGATCGGCAGTCATGCTGCCTCCAGCGCGGCAACGCGGGCACGCAGCGATTGCAGCTCGGCGATGATGTTGGCGATGAACTCGGCGCTGCCGTACTCCATGCTCTGATATCTAGGCGACCCGTCGTCGTTTACCGCGTCCTTTTCGCCGCACACACTGCGAGGCGCAACTTGTGCAACCTCATGCGCAATGAAACCAACCCCTTGGGATCCGTCACCAACCCATGTCCATGTCTTTGGCTGCAAAGCATCAATAAACGCGCCGCTGCCAGTCAACGGTTGCGGGCTGCTCTTTAGGCGGTAGTCCGATGCGGAGTTGTATGAAGTTGTTGCGCCGTTAAGCGAAACCGAACCCGAATACACGGTGGATGTGCCGATATTCGCGTAGAAATCCATCGCAGCACCGACATTGTTCCAAGTCCCAGTCGCAATGCCGACGTTTGATGCGCTGGTTGGGATCAGTTTTGCGTTTGCAGATGAGCCGCCGAATGTTGTTGTTGCGGTGCCAAGCAAAAACTGCCCGTCAGTTGAGAATCGAGCGCGCTCTGGGCCGCCAGAGCCAACGTAAATAATCAACGGCAGCGCCGTACCGCTACCGGTATTTGCTGACGTCAGGCTTGTGGAAGTGGAGGAAATGCCAAGCCCAACGTAACCCGCATTGGTCGGGTCTGAGTTGTTAAACGCAGTGAGCGCAGACACCGTGCCGCTGCCATTCGGCAATACATTGACACCCGTCGCGCCATTGGTTGTGCTGGTCTGCAGCGATGTCCGGTTCGTCAGCGTCGCGTTGCTAAAGTCGCCCTGTATCCGCGCGCCCGTGGCGCTGAACGTGTAGGTGGTGGCCGATGTGCCTGCCCGCGTCTGGGCGATGAAAGACGCATGGGCGCGCAGGTAGTCGTCTATCGTTCCCCTAGCCGACTCTGCGCCTGCCGGTGAGTTAGACGCCGCTGTGGTAGACAGATCGGTGATTAGCGATGGTACGGGCATGGTTCATCCGGGCAAAAAAAGAGCGCCGGTATCGGAGTTCTCCGACAGCGTGGCGCTGGTTGGCGTGGCAGGATGTGGGCTATGGAATGGGAACGAATACTTGGCGCGGTAGTTGGCGTGGCTTTCTGGGCCGTGGTTTGGTCATTGATACGAAAGCAATCCACCGACTCCAGCCCCTGCGGCGACTGGTACGCCAGGCACCAAAGCACGCAACGCTGGCGACAGTACGGGTATTGGCTGGGACGGCGGTTGCGCCCGTAGCCCGCGATTCACAACCAATGAGTCGCGCACCTGCTTGACCACCGGCAGCGCGATAGACGCGCCACGCAAGCTAGAGAAGAGATTCATTGCAGCCGCAGCCGTATTGGATTCGTTTACGGCGCTGCCAGCCGGTCGCTTGCCGGCCCATGCAGCCGCCCTGCCAAGAGCCTGCAATTGGTCGATCTCTTCCGCAGAGAAAAACTGCGACAGCTTTTCGCGCCCCATCTTCTTGAGCGCCTCGTTGTAACGCTCCACGGCAAACGCTGAATCAGCAGTTACGTTTGAACCAAACGCCTTGCGCTCCAGCTCTGCGGCAATCTGCTGTCGCACCACAGTCTTGCCTTGCGGGTTAAGAATCTGGGTGAGTTGCTTTAGGTCGTCTGTTGCGCCGTTCAACACATACCTAGACACAAACGTATCCATGTTGGCGTCGCCGTCCAAAAACGCTTTCAGTGCCGGATTTTTTTCAATAACGCTGAACCGCTGCGCCGCCGCTTGCCGAGCGGTGTTAAACGCCTGCACGGCCTGGCCGCCGACAGGCGCAACATCGGTGGCATCCAGTGCGCCAGTGATTTTGCGCACAGCAAGCGCGCCCTGAGAGTCGCCGCCGCGCTGCAAGTCTCTGGCAATGCCTTCAAGTCTTGAGCGCAATTGCACTGCTGTGTTGACGTTCAGCGGAATTTCGCCAACGCTGACTTTGTTTAGCAGGTCTTTGGCTTGAGCGGGCAGCGCCGAGCCAAGCATGCCGCTATCAAGCGCATCATTTGCTAACGTCGAAAACTGTCGGGTATTCATCGGCGCGTACCGACCCGAAGTATCGCGTGCGCTGTTGTACAAGGCGTCAACGCTGGCTTTTTTTGGTGCGTCAAAGTCTGCAAGTGAATCAGTCAGCCGCTGACCGGCTGTATAGGCGTCGTCAGCACCGCGAGCGCCCAGGTTGCTTAGTACGTCACCAAACGCTGTTCGTTGCTCGTTGAACCGACGCATCAGCGGATCACCTGGGCCGGCAACGCCGCGCAAGTTCATCTCGCGGGTGTACTGCACTGGATCGCGGGTGATCTGACCAAGCGTGCCTTTGGTGCCAACCGCTTCAAAGTCCGCTTGGCGCAACAGCGCAACGGGATCAACCGTTCTGCCGGTGCGCATCGACGCCTGTACCTGCTGCCTGACTTGGTTGAGGATGTGATTCGGAACGTCGTCTAGCGACAAATTCTGCCGGCCCAACTCTGTACGAATTGAGTTCAGAACAATTTGTTCGCTGACCTGCTCGCCGCGCCCCATTGCGTTGCGCGCAGCGTTAATGGCTTTGTCTGCAACCGAGCCAATCACATCTGCGGCCTTAGATGCAGCAGGTGCCAGCACCGCGCCTGCCGCCATACCGGCAACAGCCTGCTTTGCCTTTTCTGCCCCAAACTGCTCGGGCGGGGTGTTGACCACAGGCGTCGAGATTGCGCCCATTCCGCCCATCCCAGCACCGGCTGCTGCCTTGCCCAGCAATCCAGCCGGCAGGCTTCCTGCTGCGCCCATGATGGCCGTCACCGGCGATACGACGTTGCCGGCAAATCTAGCGCTATCAAACCCTACGTTGCCATTTACCGCCTGGCGGGCGTCTTGATACGCCCTTTCCCTTGCGTTGATGCCTTCGCTGACTTGCCTGGATTGATCGAAGAACCAGTCCGAAACCCGGTTAGGGGCAAGACCAAAAGCGCCGCTTGCAGCACCTAACGCCCAAGGCAAGTATTGCGCTCCAGCATCTAGGCTGTCGGTCACGCCTTTGGCAACGCGCATAGGCAGCGATGCCATGGATTTTTGATCGGCAGTAGGTTCTGGCTTTTGTTTGCTAGGCGGCTTGACGCCCATTGCGGCAAACAAATCCACAGGCTCTTGTGGCGGGGCGATACCGTTTGCCTTAAACAAGTCGACAGGCTGGCCGCCGCCCATTTCGCGCTGCACTGCGCTAATAGCCGCCGACACTTTCTGCGGGTAGCGCGAGTCGGTGGCGTAGCCGGCCTTGTAAATTTGCGCGCCGAACTCTGCGGGGTCGCCTTTCATTGCTGCGGCCCTTGCGTTGGCGTAGCGCCCATTTCCCAGCAGATTGGCCCAGTCCGCCATTGACTGCGACGGATTGTCGTAAGCGCGGAAGTTGTCCTGTATGCGCACCATCCGGCCACCAATTTCTTCATTGGTTGCCGTCCTGGCGGACTTTCCTTGCCAGTTGCCACCGGCTTTGATGCCGAAGTAGTTGTTTGATGACGTGCCGTCTGCGTTCTTTGGCAGTGACTTGCCCCACCCGGTTTCTAGTCCGGCCTGGCCTAGCAGGATATGCGCAGGGATGCCTGTCTCAGCTTCAGCGGCTTTGGCTTGCGGCAACAGCGCTTCGACAAACGATGCGATAGGGTTTGCCATGCTTACCTCTTTGCGCCGAGCATTTGCAGCACTTGGTCTTCCGAAATACCGTACAACCTGGCCGTGTGCCTGACGCTTTCAGGGGTAATCGCAGGCTGCTTTGCATCCCTTGGCCCAAGCACTGGCCCGCTAACTCTTTGCGTACCAAGTCCAGTCTGCTGGCTGGGCGCGTTTTGCGCAGGGCCGCTTGGGTTTGGCGACCTTGTGTCAGAGATTGATCCGACTTTTGACTGTGCCGGCCCCGCCGCAACTTCGATGCCAGCAATGGCACGCGCTCGTGCGTCAGCCTTTTGTTGCTTAGTCGCCTCGTCATCGCCTGGCTGCGGGAAGTATTGCTTGCGAGCGTTGTCAAATTCTTGCTCGCCAATTGCTGCACCTGACTCCCTGCGCAGCACGGCATTGATAAAGTCTCGCTGTGCTTGAAGGTATTGTTTTGTTTGCGGTGACAAGAAGTAATTAGATGCGCCACCTAACGCGCCGCCAATAAGCGGCGTACCGGTTAATGACTGGTTGATCGAAGCGCCCAGCACGCTGGGGTCGCTTCCAAGCTCTGTAATGACGTTATTTGCCGCCTTCATCCTGCCGGCATACAACGCAGCATTGCTTTGATTTTCGTTGGGGTCTTTTTCTTTTGCGCCAACGGGCTTGTTGTTCAGAGTGATTTGCTTGGCTTCGCCGGTTTCCGGATCAATGATAATTCCGCGATCTTTATCAACTTCCCACTTTCCGCGCTTGTCGAAGTTCAGCCGATCTCTTCCAAGAGCGTTAGCGGCAAGCCCGTCCGGCGTCATGGTGTTTGCGATGGACAGCCCGGTCAGGCCCTTGAACGGGTCATACGCAACTTGAGAGCCGCCCGTGTTAAGAAATTTCATCTCAACCGGCTTGGCAATGCCATCCCCGACTCGCCGGCCAAACTTATCAACTTGCTGCGTTACGGGTGACCCGTTGGCCCCAATGCTCTCAATGGTTCTAGCTACTTCCGGCAGGCCTGCATCAAACACCGCCGTGAGTTCTTCCGGCTTAATGCCGAACCTAGCGGCCTGCGCTGCAAGTTGCGGCGTCAACGACAGCCTGCGGTTTTGTGGTGCCACATAGTCTGCAGTCGGGTTAACGCCAGTGATGGCTGCGCTTGCGTCGCGGAATGTCGGCATGTTCTGCAGAGCGATTTGCTCATACACAGAATTGCGACCCGCTTCGATTTGAGCGTCGCGCAGCGCTTTCTGACGCGATGCTTGCATCTGCGCGTTGCGATACTCAGTTTCGGACTGCATGTTGCCCATTTGCGCTTGCAGCATTAGCTCGCGCATACGGCGCTGCTCCGTAGCCTGCTGTGCAGCCGGGAACGCGCCAAACGCAGCGCCTAGCCCGCCACCCTGCGACATAGGCGTCAGCAATGCCTGCGACGCACCCAGCAGGCCCATGGTGATCGGGTCATTGAACCCACCGCGTGCATCGAGCAATCCCGGCATGTCAGCCTCTGCTTTCAGTAGCGTAGTCGGGGATGGGTTGCCCGCCATAACCCATAGCAGTGGGTGCAGCAGCCGGTGCAACACGGCTAGGCATGGCAGGCGGCATGTAGCCCTGTCTGCGCGACAGCAGCCCGCCCATGTAGTTGTTCATCATCTGCGCGCTGCGCGTGTTGCCCCCGTACTGCGGAAACGGTGACTGCCCAAAGCCGCGAAAGAGTGCGCTGAATTGCGGCGCAAACATGCCGGGGTTTTGCATAGCAGGCCCGCCAAGCAATCCACCGAGATACTGCGAGCCTTGCGGCATGTAGCCGCTGGTGATGTTTGACCAGTTCATGATTACCCCCTTTTGCCAAACCAACCGCCAACAGGCGTAAACGGTGAGGCGTCTTCAATCGACATGCTGCCGCCCGTAGAGCTATCAAACGGATTGCCGCCGCCACTGCCTAACAAGCCAAAGCTGCGCGCCATACCCAAAGCCCCAGCCGTACCACCCAGCGTACCCAGCATCGGGTTGATGGACTGCGATGCGCTTGCAGTACGTCCCAGGTTGGGATTGAACATGGACGCAAACACATCCAGCTGCTGACGCGGGTAGTTGTTGGCGTCCTGGAACTGCGCGTAGTCGGCGTTCAGGTAGTTTTGGCCGAGCGCTTGCTGCTGCTGGCCGATGCTGTTTAATGCGTTTGCATTGCCAAAATCGAACGCTTGTCGTGCGCCGGCAAAGGCAGGAGCGGCCTGCACTGCACCGAGTTGGCGACCGCGCTCTGCTTGGAAGTTCTGCCCGTACAACCCAAACCCAAGTTGGCCTAGCGAGTCACCGAATGCGCGGTTCTGTTGGCCCTGCAGTTCCGACTGAGCGCTGCCACCGAATGCGCCGCCAAAGCCCGCTGCGGCGTTGGTCTGCGCTGCCGTGCCCATCTTGTACGCATCGGCCATGCGACCCGCAGCGGCGTCGTATGTACCTTGCAGATATGGGTTGCTATCCGGCGACAGGTACGCGCCCGACATGGTTTTGGACAGTTCGCCTTGCGCCTGATCGAACAGCGGCTGGTTGTAGTTGGCCGCATTGCGGGCCATATCCATGCCGGCCAGCGTGTCCTCAGTGAACGGGGCAATGCGGTTGTAGCCGTACTCGTTGTACGGCAGGTTTGCAACGTCCTGCACCCTCTGGGCGTATTCGGGCGCATAGGGCTGCAGAAAGTCTGGCAACTCTTGTTTGCTGACTTGCGTGCCGCTGTTTTTGGATGACTTGTTGCCAAGCAAGCCGCCAAACAGCGCGATGCCGGCTGAGATTGGATCGAACGCCATGCTAATTCCCCGTCAATGATCGAGCGGCTACCCAAGTGCCAGGCGTGCCGCTCGCAACGCACACCCACTCCGTAATCACATACTTGCTGCCAGCGCTTCCCAGTTCTGTTGGCGTGCTGTTGCGCACAACGTCGCCCTGCATCCAGTCGCCCGTCGTTGGAAACGAGGTATTAGCGGCATGGATAGAGGCAATGCGGCCTTCTGTTGCCCCATTCACTTGGCGGGCAGCGCTGGCCAACAGGTGCTTCAGAAACGGCAGGAAGGTTGGCCCCGTCAGCGACGGCAGCACCGGGTCTTCGTTGAGCTTCACTCGGAACTGACTCCCGACAGGTCGACATCCAGCGCGGTGATTTCAAACCCGCCTGTGACGGTCATATCGACTTGATGCCAACGCGCCTCAGCCAGCACATCGAATCTCTTGTTGCTGTAGGTGGCGGATTGGTATGTAGACGGCACATCACCCAGCGCATCGCCCACCAGCAGGTTCATGCTGGCAGCGGTGGGGTTTGCAATGAATCGCGGGCGCACCCGGCGCATCAGCGACAGATTGCCGTCGGTGCCAAAGTACGTTGTGCGGAATGTGCTGCTGTTGGCCGAGCCGTTCAGCGTTGCGATACGGTCGCCCGTGGTGACGATCGCCGCCGCTTCCATATCCGCGTCACGGAACAGGTCGTCGTAGCTCGGTGCGTCGATTGCTTCGTACGTCACACCAACCGGCGGCACGGTATCGAACGTGCTGGACGGGGCCAGATACTGCAGGCCAAAGCGGGCTGCGTAGTTGCGCCCTCTGCCCCACTTGCCGGTGATGAAAGAGTAGATCAGGCAGTCATTCAGGCTGCCGGTCGACTCGCTATTGGCAAACAGGATATAGACGACGCCTTCTGCGCGGTCTACAACGCAAGAGGTTTTCTCGCGGTAGGTCGGATTGAGCCGCTGATAAAACCACCGACGTACTATCCCGTCCCCAATTTTAACAGGGCGCGAGCCGTCAAACACATACATGCCACGCGGGCCGACAACAAAGTGTGCGGGCGCTCCGTTGACCACAATCTGCGCCACCGCATAGCGGCCCACACAGCCGCCATCACCGGGCACAAGCTGCCACGTCCACCACAGCGGCGGGCCGGAATTAGTGCCCAAATACACGCCCGTGTTCTTGTACACCACCATCTGCTCGCCCAGCGGCTTGGCGGCACGAATGGGGCCGGGTGTGGCATACAGACGCCCACGCACCGAACCGCTTGCAATGGCAGGCGTCCAGTCCGTAGCGTTGGCCTGCGCGCTGCTCCACCAGCCGTCGTCGTAGTCCCAACTCGCGCCGTCCGATGCGTTAAAGGCCATCACAAACAGGCCCACCGTCTCCACAATCTCAGCACGCGGTGCGCCAGTGATGTCAGCAAACAGGCTGCCAGTGGATACCTGCATCACCGTGCCGTTGTTGGCCGCCAGCACTTGGTTGCCGAAGGTGGTGAAGTACCAGCTACTGGACGCGGGCGCGGAGTAGTTACCTGCTGAGCGGGTAACGTCCGTCCATGTCGATCCGCTGGCCGAGTACAGCTTGGTGGCCGTGCCCATGTACAGCGTCTTGCTGCTATCCACGCGCTCCACAGTGGCCGCGCCATAGACTTCCGATGCGGCAGTGGCGATGCCCGTGTCAAGCGCCTCTGGAGCGGATTTGATAGAGCGCTCGATGGGCATGACGCCGGTAGCGTCTACCAGTGCGCCAGCCACACCCGGATCGGCGTCCGGAGCGAATTGGGTCAGCGGCACCAGCATGTCAGCCGAACCGGATGTCGTAGGCCGGCAGATGCACCGGCAGTTCGCGCTGTTTGTACCAGGTGGCCGAATTCTCGACGTTGCGCAGCTCGTTGCGGTTCAATTCCGCGATGCGCGCAATGGTCATCTGTTCGTACTGCACCAGGCGCGTGTCATCCAGCACGAACTTGCGCGCCTCTGCGAGCGATGCCATGAGATACACGTCGGGGTAGTCCTGCAGCACCCAATTGGTGTCGCTGTCCGCTACCAAGTTTGGTAGGCGCACCGAGTAGATAAAGGTGGGCGATGAACTGTCAGCCGGGTAGAGCTTGATCTGGTTGTTAACGATGGAATACACCGGGTAGGTAGGCCGGATGCCGCCTTGATCCATTGCCCGCATGTCTGCAGCGGTGATGGCCTTGTATTCGACTGTGCCTAGCGTCATTGAGATTGCCGCGCGGAAATCATTCGGAAGCGAAGCAATGCCATTGACCACGCTCAGCGTCGTGGACGCCTCCATGCGTGGCGACGTGATGTTGCGGGCAAGTCGGTTAGTAGCAAACTCGATGAACGTCGGAATCCTGTCTGTCAGATCGTTGCGATGCAGCCATGCGGCTACCTGCGTCTTGAGTTCCGCGTAGGTATCGAGCGCCATAGTTCCCTCTGGTGATGGTGGGGCCAGCCTTGTGAGCCGGCCCCTTACTGCTTAACGCTTAGGGCGATCAGCCGTCAGCGTGGATACGCGCGGCCAGTTGAGCGCGGATCGTCTTGTAGCCGTACAGAACGTCAATCCTGCAAGGCATGGTGTCCGTGCTAATTGCGTACTGGCGCACGGTACGAAGCGAGATGCCGTCATAGACTTCACGCGCAGCGAAATCCACGCCTTTGGGCATCACCAGGTCAGCGGTTGCAAAGGCAAACGCATCGCGGTGGAAGACCATCGACGGGGTGAGCAACTCAGCATTGCCAGCACCGACTTTGACGATCGCCGAGCTGTTGGCCATGCCTGCGGCAACGACGTTCTGACGGCCGCCCGAGGTGTAGATGGCCGGAGCGAACGACACCGAGCCAGCGCCGCCAGCGTAGTCAGCGGTCACCACGAACTGCTGCAGCACACCGGTCGAAACCTTGGTCTCGGGGTGGACGCGGAAGCAGCCAGCAACGGTGAAGATGTCGCCAGCCTTAAACGTCGTTGCGCCGGTCGCCACGGTGACAGCGGTCGAGCCGTTGGTGGTCACTGCGCCGTTGACGGTGTAGGTGGTCGTCTTGGCGGCGGTGCCGGTTGCGTGGTTGGCGAGCAGAGTGTTTTCGTAGAAGTCGAAACCACCAGTGCGGCCCATCATGCCTTCTTTGTACTGCTGCTTGATCGCGTTGGAGTCTTGGAACAGACCCTTGAGCGAATCCACCAGCTTGGCGGTGTGATCGGTCGACAACAGCGCGGTGCGGTTGTTGTCCATCGGAGCCAAGTTGTCATTCAGCAGCTTGCGGCCCTGCATGATGTTCAGGAACGAGATGGCATTGCCGTCGTTGTCGACAATGTTGTACACGTCCTTGTACATGCTGAGCGCATCGGCTTCGATGTTCGCAGCCAGCACAGCCATCGCAGGCTCAAGAATCCGCGACGAGAAGTCGTCCAGGCTCAGAGTCAGTTCTGCGCTGCTGAAGGTAATGTCCACACCCTTTTGCGTGGCGATCTGCAGCGTGGTGCTGGTCTCGGTGGTGTCTTGCGTGGACAGGTTGGCACCGGTGCGAACGGTGTACTCGTTGGGCAGACGGATCTTCAGCGAGTCGCCGATCTTTGCGCCGCTGTTGGCGAACGAATCGTCGTACGTCCGGTTGATGTTGCCGATGAAGTTGAGCTTCTGGTGCAGGATTTGCAGAGCCTTGCGGGTCACTGCGGTGGGGGTAAGGATGGTATTAGGCATGATTGCGTCCTAGAAATGAAAAAAGCCGCTTTCGCGGCTTTGGATTCGTTAGTGACTAAGTTGTGGTGAGTGCTATCGGCGTGCAGATGCCGTGCGCCGCTGTTCGTGGCGCATCCAGTCTTCGATGCTCATCTTGTCGGGATCAACCGTGGCTTTTGCGTTGCCGCCGCTGATGGTGCGAACAGGTTTTGCAGCGACTGCCGGTGCAGCAGCGCCCGCCTTTTTGGTCATCTCCGTGAGCACTTTTTGCGCATGAAGTGCCTTCACGATCCACGGTTCGCGGATGCCGTTTAGTTGCTCTTCTTTTGCGCCCAGTGACTTCGCTACTTCGCGCAGGGATTGCGCGTAGTCGGGTGACCACCCTTTAATCTCGCGGCTCAATGCCTCGTTTGCCTCTTGCAGTTGCCTGGCAGTTTCCTGCTGCTCCTGCATTGCTCGTTGGCCTTCGTGCTGCTGGATTTGTGCGACAAATTGTTGGCGTGAGTCTTTGAGTTGCTGGTACTTCATAAACTCGCGCTGGGCCAGTTCGCCGTTGCTCTGGCTTAGGCTGTCCCAATCAACGCCTGCGTACTGCTGCAGACGCTCATCCAGCGCAGTGAGTCGCGCCACTGCTTGGATGTTTGCCCTTTCAGCCTCGATGCGTGCCTGCTGCTGCGCGAATGTCTGCTCGGCTTGTTGGCGTGTTTGCGCCAGTTCCTGCGTCTTTCGCGTGTAATCGGCTTGCCGAAGGATTGCGTCCTTCAACTCAGGCGGGAGTGCGTATTTCTTCCCCTCGTACTCGACTTCCTCGAAAACCTCTGGGTCAACGCCTTGCGTATCGCCGTCGGTGTCGTTGGATTGGTCTGCAGTGGGGTCGCTTCCGATCTCGGGCTGCGCTTGGTCGAGCGCGGGCTGCGAGAGTTCCGCCGCTTCCGGCAGATTGTTCTCTGTGTCGTTCATGTGTTTCCGAAGTGAACGCGCAATAAAAAAGCCGCCCGAAGGCGGCTTGTGCTAACCGATTGCGCTGCGGTTAGATACTGGCGAGCAGGACGGCGATGTCGTCTTCGTCGTCGCGCTCTATCTGTTCGCGCATGAGGCGCGCGATGAGTGCGGTTTGCAGTGCGTCTGCGTAAACCTTGCGGATGTCTTCGCTAATCCGTCGGGCTTCTTTGGCAAGCCCTGCGTAATCCGGCCCCTTGATGGGCTGCACCACCACGGCCTGTGCGGCCACAGCGGCGGGCGCTTCTACGTCTTG